GTGGGAGGTGTTTCTGGTGGTGCAACCTTTGGTGGTTTTGGTGGTGGTTGGTCGTATTGTAATTCTTCTGGGTTGTAGTTGATAGGATTGAATGATGGCATATTACCATCGCAAAAGACCCTAGCACCATCAGAGTCATCCTCAACCAACTTATCATTGGTTCCCCTTTTATTATCAAGGTGTGCCTCAACACATCCGGGAATATCAATAACAGGAACTCCCACATATACAGTTACCGGAGGAGCACCCGGAAGACGTGGTTGATTTGTCATCCAACTTGGGATGTTTATATCACGAACTTCCACATTTCTAATACCAATATCACGAATGTCTGCCATCAGAACTTAGGCAGTCCTCCGCCACCACTAGGCATAGCACCACCCGTTACTTCAGGAAGTTCAGGCATAGCAGCATCTAACATTCCAGGAAGTGCTCCTGCTATTGCTTCTGTAGCAGCCTTTGTAATTTTCTCCTTGGCGCTTTCTACCATTGCGTCCTTGTTAAGATAAACATACACGCCGCCACCAACAACGGCAGCAGATACAACAAAAGACGACAACGCGAGTACATTAACTATTTTCTGCATCGTTAAGTGCCTCAACAGTATATTGATACCCACTATCTATAACATCATCATGTAGATTAGCAATATCCTGCAAACCATTTACATCAAACCATGGTGCTGTTTCCCAGTCAAAACCTTCTCCGAAGGTGTTGTCGGCATTAACGATATACCAGTGACAAGATGAATCAGGGACATCAACAGCACAATTACTCCAATCATCTGACCACTGCGGAACTTGTACCCATAATGTTACTGCAAATAAAAAACTAAACAAGTGTGCCATGTGCCCTGCGGATTTCGCGAAGTTCCTCAAAGTTCTTTTGCTTGGTTCCACCATCATACTCCCAAGCATATCCTTCGTCAATCATCTGCTCATTGAGAGATAGTTCGGAGTCTCCAATGTAGAGCCAACCGAGTAATCTACCATACTTGCCCATACCACCAACAAGCTCAGTGCGAATAATAAGATCATCATCCCCAGTAATGGCACCATCCAACTTCTCTTTGAGCCAATTCGTCGCATGGATACCTAACTCCTTTTCTTCAAGGTCTCTAGTCCTTTTCTCTGGCGTATCAACGCCTGCAACTCTAACTCTTTCTTTCTTGAATAAATCAAACCCAAGATCAATGGTGACATCAATAGTGTCGCCGTCAACAACACGGTTTATCTCAACTACTCGGAAGTTGTAACACGACTTCCTGCTTGGCGGGGTCATTGCTCCCATTTTTTAACTCCTTTGAATCTGCATCTTGTGGCATTGCAACAATAATTCCAATAAGAGCTACTGCTGCACCAATGACCGCAGACGCTCTCTGAATCCAAATTTTGTTGTCTGTAACTTGTTGCTTAAGTTCTTTAATTTTTTCTTCAGTCTTATCTATACGACTATGAACCATCTCAATTCGACGAATAGCATTCTCTAGAGTGCTGTCCATTACAGCAATCTTTGTATCCTGCTCTGCGTCTTTATTTGTCAGATCGCTCATCGTCCAACTCCTCGAATGCCATACTCATAATTGTATATATGTAGTAAGCAACGCCAGCAAGAAGTATTAATATGGAAATGATAATACTCCAAGTTACATCATTAGTATCAGCAAGAGGTCGTAATACTAAATTCATTAGCAATCATTGAATTCGGAACCAATCTCGGATCCAAGTTCTGAACCTACCTTGTTACCTAGAAGCATTGCCCATCCAGATGCTAACCATCCAATATAAGGAATACCACTAACTGCGGGGACAACTAGACCAGCACTAATCGCGGTTCCCGCCATCGCACCTTGACTTCGTGCGCCAGCGTCCGCCCTGATGCACTCTTCGCTTTTTGCAAGGGACTTTCCCTCAGGGTCTACAGCACCTCCTATGTTGCGAGTGCCATCCATAGTATATTGATCACTGCGAATTTCACGACGCATATCAGTCGTAGGACCAAACAGTCCACGCTTGTCTTTATCAACCATCAAAGATTTAGTTGATTCTAATACAGTAGGATCGTTTGCCTTGTATTCAAAACTGTAACCATTCTTTCCAGACTGAACCTTAAACGAAGAATAATCACCGTCTGGAAAATTAATAATAGGATATTGTGGTCTATTAAGAATATGTCCTAGAATGCCGATATGAGCAAAACCAAATAATGCTCCCACTGTCAATGTCGCCCACTTTATATTCATGACATCACATCTTGTAGGAATCGTCTGACTTTGCTGGTCCGTTTCCGATTTGGAGTGGTGCTTGCTCAATCCTAATCGTCTGAGCGGGGGCAGTTTGAGCGGCAGCATTGATCAGTTTCTCCAGATCAGATTTGCTCACACCACCTGCAGGGGCACTACCACCGTTAGCCTTGTTCTTTGCAGTCTGGACTCCAAACGTAGCTAAAACCCCAGTGAACACGGAGGCTATGAAAGTTGGATCGATTTTTCCTTGTGGGAAATTAGGAATGGTAACATAGTTAAGGGTGAGAATACCACCAGACCAAACAAGAATCCCCAAACGAACAAAAGTTGAAAGAATGGCAAGGTGCTCCTCAGAGTCCTCAACCTTTTCTTTCAACTTTCCAATAGGTCCTTTTTTCTTTTCTTCCTTTACTTCTTCCTTCTTTACTTCTTCGGGCATGGTAAGAGAGGTTAGGCAGCTTTATTTAGCGATAAACCCCTTCTCAACTAACCATTCGCGTGTCATTGGTGTTGGATCGTAATCAGTCCACATAGTTCCGGCGGCACAAGACTTAAGTGCTTTTGCAGTCATGCCTTCAGTATGACCTGCCCAGTATGCTTCTTTCTCCCACGGAATTGCCTCTGGTTGAAATGCGTATGCACTCTTTGCAATCTGCACATACATACGAGGAACTTCTTCTTCATTCATGATGATGGCAATGAAGTTGTTGTTAATACTACCTGCCATACAGTCCTGAGCGGCGTGCCATCCTTCATGACGCATGACCGACATCATAGTGCCAGGACGACGCATGTGAGCGACATTCAAAAAGAAGTTATTGCTTACGGTATGATAGACACCACGATGACCGACAGGAAAGTATCGTTGATCTGCTAGAAAAACCCTAGCTCCGACCTTATTAAGTGATCGGACGAGAGAGTCAAACTCATCAGCAACAACACTATAATCAACGTCAGCAAGGAAACTATCCTTGTTGAGGTCTGTGACTGTTTTGAGTTCCTGGACATGATCGGTGCATTCCCTAAGTAACATGCATCCCTGAGCGTGAGGAGTAAAGTATTCTTCCTCAGTGATTGGATCAGTCGTCTTGGTCTCCGCTCTCAGACTCGGTGCGAGGAAGCAACTGCTCAGTAGGATTGAGGTTAAGGCAACTTTCAAGTTTCCACACATTTTCTTGGTGAACATCACGTAAGTACTCCTGAAAATAAAGTTCAACGTTGGTCGTGTCTTGATTACCTTGACTTACCCAATCATGGCAAAACTCATATACTGCTCTACAGTTCTCGTCAAGGTGATGTTGTAGAGCACGAAACACAGCAGCTCTCAACTGCATACGTTCGTCAGTAAATCTCCAGTCTTCAGTCATTTTTTAAAAGCATTCCATCCATTACCCGATTGCCAACCACCAGGTCCTTCCTGGAAGTTTTCAGAACCACCCTGACTTTCACTCACAGTGTTCCAATTTTGTGTTGCGATTTCATACATCTTTTGATGAATGTCGTCTGATTCTGCACCAGACTCTTTACGCTTTTTTTCTTCTTCAATTTTCCACTCCATCTCAACTGCCATGTAGTCCTTTTGCTTTTCAGTAAGGGTTGGAGTTGGACCAAACCAAGGATCCTCTGGAAGATAAGCAGGAGCAGGAATACCAGTAAAAGGAGTTGAATCTACTTCAGAACAATCAACTATTTCATCATCAATAGCACACTCAATCTTTTCTTCTTTCTTAGGTGTAAGAATTTTTTCAACTGTTGCTTGTGCGCCGCGAAGTAGTTCTCTAAATTTCATTACTGCCAATAATAGTGATAGAAGTTTCCTTTAGGATGACACATCGGATCTTCGGAAGCAACCCGATATCTCAACATAGATTGTCCTTTGTAGTCGGTTCTACCATTGAGAACCTTTGACCATAATAGTATACTATTCCTACCCTGTACAGAGCTTAACCTCTCTACAAGTTTTGGATTCGGAACAATTGATTTCTTAGTATATATGCCCTCGTACTGACCTGGAGCATAGATCACTTCAGAAACCGTGTTTGGAAATCTATCAGATGCTACTCGGTTAAGAACTGATGCAGCAACGCAGAATTCATCTGCAGTGTTCTGTGCTGCTTCAACCTGAACCACCTTTGCTAGATGCTGATAGTCAAGTGGAGTTAGTGATAGTAATAATTCAATGATCATAAGTCAACTTTTTTTCATCAGGGAAGTAAGTTCTAAAAAGATGCGATGCTTCAATGTGCTCACCCTCTGAAGTCAATCGTTTACATTCTTTTAGAATCCTATCTTTGAATTCTTTAGAAGGTCCGTGACTAGTAGTCATACTTGTCTCCTATGTATTCTAGTGAGATTATGTCATGAGTTAGAGAATTTGGGTCCAACCACTCATAAAATTCACCTTGAATTGCAAAGGCGTCATCAATACTTGTGAAGGTATTGGATTCACAGAGAGTATGTATACGATCTATCGCCCAGTCAGTCGTCTTTAGACACGTCTCTTCCAAAGTTACCATAGTCTTTACGCATGTAACGCCCTAGAATGTTGGAATTATAGTATGCGGGAGACCCATCGTCAAGAGCCTCGCTTAAGACATTATTTAAGAATAACTGCTTTGTCTCTTCGTAGTTACAGTTACCCTTCGTATCGTGAAGACTTAAAATTTCTCTATTGAAAATCTCTTTGCCGTATAGTTTGAGATCTTCTTTTAATTCCGGACAAGAACCGTAATACTTTTGCCAATCAGATTCCTGCTTTACTCTCCTTTTTTTACCAGGTGGTTTTCTGAATGACCAGAAGTACTTTCTACCAATGTACCTTTTACCCGATCTTGTATTTGTAATAAGATAGACAAAACCGAAGTTATCGTCAATATCCTCAGATAAAAAAGGTGTTCCCTTAAAATACCAGGGATTCTCATAGCTCATACTATATTTATAATATTAAGCTATTATTTATCTTTAACCGGGACAAACCTAGTCTATTGACGTTTCAGTTATTTGTCAAGCCTTTAAGAGCTCTTATTGGTCTCTTCACAATCTCTCTTGTGATTGGAGTTGGACCTGATCCAGGACCACCTTGACTTGCAGGAACTCCTACAATCCTTCTTTGCCTGATTGATTGTGGAATATCAACACCAAATGCTCTGTCAGGTCTTCCAAGAAGTCCAGGTTTTTCACCTGCCTTATATGCCTTATTGCTCATACCCCTCTGTAAGGCATCATCACCAAACAGAGTTTTGGGGTTAGGATTCTTTTTGAAGTACTCTAGAGGCGTTCCAAAGGGTGCCTGTGCCTCGTTTGGAATGCGAGTATTCTTTCCTTTGTTAAACCAATTCATAGCACCTGTTGCTGCTTTTTGAAGTGGTTTCTTTGCAACTCTACTAATCATTCTCAGAGCAGTGCCAAGACCTTCATCAATTTGAGACTTTGATGAATATGCCTGCTCTGAGAACTCCTTATACGTCTTCATTAGTTCTCTCTTCTACGACCTCCCGGACGTGCTCAGAGGTCATCTGGAGCATGACGTAATGCGCCTCTTCTACGGTGTCTACGTGCCCCTCAGAGAGGAGATAGTCTAAAACTAAATCGTATGCTTCCATTTTCATACCTAATTGCTTGAATAAACTTTGTTGGTTTGGTGTTGGATACTTTAGTTTTCTATCCCCTGTTGGACCATATTTTTTCGCCCAATTTTTAATTCCAGCAGTAGGAATTGGTCTCCTCGGATCATATCCACTAGTACCCAAAGCAGCTTGTTGAACTGGAACAGGTTGAGTTGCCTGAGCACCTGCTGGTTTAGGTGCAGTTTTATTTAAGTAATTTGCATATGAAGATATATCTCCAGTTCTGGCATATTTTGCTATACCATCAATATTCAAACCTTTTGGTTTGGGTGGTTTGGGTGGTTCAACTGCCTGAACTCCTTGAGGACCTGTTGGTCCAGTAGGACCTTGAGATGCCTGAGCACCCTGAGGACCTGTAGGAACTGGAGTCGCCTGAGCGCCCTGAGGACCTGGAGTTTTTGTCCTCAAGTCAGTGACATTTGCAGGATCTATATTACGCACATCATCAGGTCTAACACGGGATCTTCCACCACTGGGAGTAATCAGGAAGAAACCATCATCAGTGCGTTCAAATTTCTGTGCAGGTGGATTGGGTGCAGCACCCTGAGCACCTTGAGGACCACTTAATGTCGTGGTAGCACTCTGAGCACCTTGAGGACCTGTGGGTCTTTGAGATGCTTGAACACCTTGAGGACCTGTAGAAGAAACCTTTGTTAAATCAGTAACTTGATTTGTTGGAATTCTACCTTGCATCGTCCTCCAGTAGGATGCAGGAATTTTTTCCCTGCTACCATCAGGTCTAATCATGGTATATTCTACACGCCCACTAGAGTTGCGTGAGATCTCGTACTTATTATCTTCAGAAATATTTTGCATCATGGTTTAGTTACATATGATCCTTTCTTGGAGTCCCAATAAGTATGACCACTAGGAATGTTGTCATACCCTGTAATATGAGAAAATTCACCTTCTGATTTGGTCTTAGTACTAGAACCTGGATTCATAAATTCCTGACCAGCAGCACCAAGTGCAGAACCCGTTCTGGAAAGTATCTCCTGACCGATTCCAGTTGCTCCTAAACCATATCCTGCTCCACCAGCAACGGTTGCTCTGCGAATAGTTCCAACTTGTCTACCCGAACCTCCACCAACTCTTGGATATCGTGCAGCTTTTGTCCCTATGCCAAGTGCTTTACCGAGAAGTCCAAGTCCATACGCTTCGTCTATATTTGCAGACTTAAGTTCCTCTTTTAAATTTTCTTCTAATTCAGAAACAAGTTGTTCACGTATTTCTTCAGCATACATATCAAGAAGTTCTTCTGTTGAGAACTCTTTAAGAGAAACTTCTTTTTCATCCTCTACGCTAGAATACATAGATTCATAGAGACTAGAAATCTCACCAATATTTTTTCCCGATAATGAAGACATTTTCTTGCTACAGTTTGATATAGATATTTAGTCAGCGTCTATATTCTGGTCTAACAAAACCAGTATATGCTTTACCCAATCCAGATGTGAACTGACCGAATGTCTTCTTAGCATCGTTTGCTAATCTGGCAGTATTCCTTTTAATTTTCTCCGGAGTTGTCTTTTCATCAGGGGCACCAGCAATTCTATCAAACAACCTTGATGCTGTATCAGCACCTACAGTATAACCAGCGATTGCTCCAGGAATTGATCCTACAGGACCTGCAGGTGCTCCTAAACCAGCACCTAAAGCACCACCTAAAGCACCACCTGCTGCACGTACAACAGATCCTGTTGCTGCCTTGACATTAGAGGCACCCATTTTCTTGAGTGTTGCGAACTCACTACCAATGTCATAGAGTGCTCCAGCAACACCAGCAGTTCTACCAGCGATACGAGCACCTTTTCTCATGTGAGAACCCATTTGCTTCATCACATCATCAGCGGCACCAGCAACTGATTTTGGTTGAGCTTTGATTCTTACATTTGATGGTGCTTGAGGTTTAACTTTAACGTTAGATGTTGTCGGTTTTGCAACTGCTGGTTGTGGGGCAACACGAGTAACAGGTGCTGCTTTAGGTAGAGATGCAGGAACAGATACTTTTACTTGAGGTCCAGATCTAAGTTTTGGTCTGTAAGTTGATGGGAGATCAACAGATGCTCTATTGGTAACCTTAATTGCTGTAGGTGATGGTTTGGGTGCTGGGGTAGCAACCTTACCCAAATCAATATTTTGTGAAGTAGTTACATTTACCTTAGGTACAGAAGTCTTTATTGATTTAGATTGTACTTTTCCTAAATCAATATCACCACTTGTTACTCTCGTTGGAGTAGCAGTAGTTGTAGATGTAGAAGTTCTTTTGACTTTATCGCCAAGTTTTATTCCTAACTTTTCTAATTCTTGTCTGTACTTGGCATCACCAGAAAACTTTAATGTTCCTTTTGCCAAACTACCAGAGTATGTTCCAGTTCCTCCAGGAATTCTGGTTGCTGG